TGATCGCTTTCTGACGCGCATCGGCGATGGCTTTGGCCAGCAGTGGAATCCTGTTATACGTTGAAGTTTCATTGGTTATCTCCGCCTTTGTTTCTTCGTCGAAGTCGTAAGATTCCAGCACCTCCTTGATCTTGATGTCGATCGTATTCAGTGCTGTGCCGGTGAAGTGTTTCTTCACGACTGGGTTGATTTTCGCTTCATCTTCCGTCATCAGCTTGCTTTGCGTCATGCTGGCGATGTTAGATGGTATGACTACCTGCGACAAGGCAGGGTTAGTCACGATAGCCTTGATTTGGTCATCGCTATTATCGATGCCAAGGCGGTCACTAATGGATTGAATGTATTCAGCTAATGTCATGTGTTGTTGCCTTCTCGGCCTTTGGTTTGCGTGGTTTGATTTCGTTCAAGTCGATTTCAACTACCTGTGGCTTCAGTATTTTGGTGGCATCCACTTTCGGGCGGATGTCACATACGCGGTCGATGCCTTTCTTCATCAGGTCCAGGCGGACGTTATCTTCATTCTCGGCTGGGAACTCGAACCAAAGTTGCCCATCCCGCCATACTTGTAGAAATTGCTGTTCCATGTGTATGTGTATTATGCAAATATAATACGATATGAGCCGGGTTTATTCGAATTTAGCACGTAATTCCTTTGGGACCAAGACGGATGATACGGGGCTGACTTGATGGTTGCAGTTGTAGCCGCCTCGATTGATGCGGAAGTTAGCCGCGTTCGTGCCTGGAATCATGCCGTAAGGGAGATCAGTTTTCTCATAGATAGGTACCTGCTTACCGCATACCTGGCCTTTTACAATCTCATCGAATTGGCTAATGTGGAAGTATTCAATGCACGGCTCTGTCATAGCTTTGCAGAAGTCACGTGTTGTTTTCTTATTACTTCCCACATAGGCGAACCACTCAAAGCCCAGGTCATCGCTGATGATTTGAGAATAGTTTGCGCTGTATTGGTTCAGCGCATCCGTCACGATTTGACCAGTATATTTTACCAGCTTACCATCAACGTCCTTGGTGCCAAGGATGTAGTCCCGCGCCTGCTGGATGAACTCCTTTTTGCTACCTCCCGTAGTGACGTTCTTCACAAGGATATCCCTGATAGGACTGACGAAGTTCGCACTGATGGCCTCGCGCCCCATTGCGTCAACCAATCCTTCGATGGCAAGGTTCTGAACCTCCTTCAATACGGTGGGAACGGTAAAGCGGCCCACTATAGTACTGAAATATTGATTCTGAAGTTTCGTGATTTCATCGTATGACTTAATCAGCTTCTCCAGTTCGGCATCATATTCATTGTTGAAGATGACCTTATTCAGTTCAGCCTTGATCTTCGATATAATCTTGATGTTTTTGACCGATGGCTTGATGCGCCCGTTAGACGTTTCAAGCTCGCCCGTTAGGTCCAGCACCGTGTTAAACACATCCTCCTGCACGCCAGGCATACGCTTGCCGAAGGTGTTGATGCTGCCTTCGATGTGGTCAATTAACTCCTGTAGGACTTTCTCTTCCGGGCGCATTATTCAACGGGTGCGGGTGCAGGCTGACGCGGCGGTGTAAATTCAGCCGCATATTGACGCATTACACTCATTTGTTGGTCGTAGGTGCCATCGCTGAATCCTGCTACGGTTTCCAAGGCTCGCGTAACGAAGTTGTTGATATTGGCATGGATGATCATATCCTCCATCCTGATAGCTCCAAACGACTGCTGCAAGGCTATAGCTTCCTCCGGCACCCCTGCGAACGGGTCCAGCTTCAGCTTTAGTACCACAAGGTTCTTGATATCCTCATCGTTGAACTTCTTGCCTGCCAGTTCGATCTGTGCGGCGTTGATGATGGCAGGGTCCACCTTGGCAGTGGTCATCTGTGACAGTTCATCCACCAGTACCTTGCCTGATAGCATGTCAAAGCGTTCCGGCACAGCGATGTACGGCACGAGTGAACGGATATCCGTAGTGATGCCGATATACCGCCACGCGCAAATGTCGAAGGTCACTTCATCCATGATCCGTACGATATCTTCGGCGATGCTATGCACGAAGCTATACAGTTCCTCACGGTCTACCTGCTTTGCCACCCCTGACTGGGATAGCGGCGTTTCAGCCAAGAACTCCATATTGATAGCCGCCAGTGCATCGTAAATGTGTTGCCTTATTCTCTCCTCCTGAAGGCGTGCGATGTCTGTCTGCTTGGTGACATATCCTATGGGAGGGGTAGGTACAGCCGTATCTCCTGGACGCGGCTGTGCAAGGATTAGATGCTCATAAGGATTCAACGGCATTAGTCCCTTGCCTTCACATGATGGGCATTTGATGGGTGCGCTATTCTCCCTTGGCACCTCTCCTAATCCTTTACACCTGCCGCACTGCTGCGGCTGGAAGGCCCACATGGTACTATGGATATGTTGAACGACTTCTGCCTGAAGGTCGCTGTACTCTCGTACTGCTTCGTTCAACTTCGGTACAATTCCACTGATACGCGATTCATACAGCGCACCATCACGGTAGTTCTCCAGCACCAATCCGTACATCGTGCGCACGGGGATATATCCCAAAGGATTGACCATCTGAAACACTTCCCTTGCCACGCGTTCCTTGACTTCGAACAGCTGAATCACATCAGGCTGCACCATCCAATATGAATCATCGTCATCGTTCTTTAGAAGGTAGTATTTGTCCTCCTTGTAGTCAATGACGTATTCCGATTCGAATATCATCGGATATGGAGTGTAGTATTCGTTCTCCGCCACTTCAAACCGCGTAGGCAGGGTCAGTACTACAGCATTGGCATCAATCAGATACTGCTTCATTGCCACGCTGAAGAACCAATTAGTGATGCTGCCGTGACGCGGGAACTTACGCATCAGGTACATCTCCGGTGATTCCTCGTCCGTGATTGAAGGCGGCAGTTCGGTCTTGAACGCAATGCTCCAGTCAGGGGACTTGCGAATTTTCTGCAAGGAATTCATCACCTTGCTAAATACGGGCTTGGTGATAGGTACGAATATCTTCTGCCGATACGCCTGAATCTCCGCAGATTCTGCCGGCCTGCGGTCTGTAATCAACGCACCAGGATAGTCGCCATCGGCGTGTATTTCTAAAGCCTCCTCCATCGCCACAGCATCTTTGTAATACTTGTGACGTTGGCCGTAGGCTACGTAAGGTTCAAGAAAGGAAGGTGATACAGCTGGCATTTTAAATGTGCTTTCGCTCTTTTAAGTAGGACATCTTGTGGGCAATCTTCATGCCCGGCGTATTCATCTTCGAGGATGCGTTCTTCAGCAGTTCATCGTATATCCGCTGCTGATGCGGTGGTAACTGGTTGCCGCCTGCGCTGAAGGCGTAATAGGTCTGCTTCACTTCCATAGCGTTCATCACTTTCTTCACTGCGGGTTGCCAATAAGTCGGCTGCCATGGTGCTTTATGGGGCTTGACTTCGTGCAAGGCCATAGCAAGGTTGAAGAATGGTTCATCGGGCTTATCGCCTGCGAATTGCCGCGTCAATAACTTGCCGTCATCGTAGAACCATCTTGCTGCCTCAAAGATAACATCAGACTGCTTGCCTGATTCGAAATAAATCCATTCACTGCAAAGGTCATACCACTGGTATACATTACCGTAGGCTTCCTTCAGCTTTCCAGGATCTACCCATTCGCTAATGCCTTTATCGGGATTGTTCTCGCCTCGGTTTGCCATTGTGAAGGGTACGCCCCTAACTTCACCCCATAGCTTTTCGTAGTCGCACAGGCCGCTGAAGATCATATCCGCATCCACGAATAGCGTGCGCTCGGTATATGGTGTCAGTTCGTTCAGATAGAATTTGGTTATCAATGGCAGCACCTTGTCGCCTCGCTTGTACTGGTATTCTTCAGGGGTGATGATTTCGTTGAAGATCATGCGCTGCCCTGGGTGCAGATGCGACAAGGCTTCCTCATCGGCGATGACGCTGACTGGCATAGCAGGGTTGAACGCCTTGATGGACATCGCCAGGTTAAAGGCGAACCGTCCGTATAGGTGATGCTTCAGTGCGATGGTTAGGATGCCGTGGGTCATTGGAAATATGTTATAACAGGAATGTAAATACCAGCAGTTACTATGTTTGGTATAATAGCAGGCTGTGGTAATGTTCCTGTAAAGTTTTTCTCTAATGTTATACTTAACGTTGTTCCAACAATATTAGCAGATGCTGTTGATGTGCCACTATAAACAGCATCAAAATCAGCCTGAATAAGATTTAAAAAAGCCGTCAAATCACCCGCAACATTCAAATTTCTTATTGTTGCATTTGATGTATAAGCAGATGTATTTCCTAATAAATCACCATACCAAGATATATATGATACTGAATTCCAAGTAACACCTAATGTCGCACCATCAATAATAAGATTCATTTTTATTTTAGTAATTCCAGGTATAATCTGCGGCGGGCATATCGCATTCGTAAACGTACCGCAGGTGCTGCCGAATACCGTTTCTTCGTGGAACACGGTTACGCGGGACTGGGCAAGGTTGTACTTGCCGCGGTCATTCCATTCAGGTTCGTAATCGGCGACAGGGTAGAAGAACGCATAGCTGTCGATGAATAGCTTCTGTGACAGCAGTTGAAGGCGTATGACATCGTGCGCGAACTCATCGCAGTAGTCGAACCACGCCGTGCGTGCCTTCTGTGACTGGGCGAACGATCTGCCACGGTTGCCGCTGCTATACAGGTACTCCTCCGCTGCGTTCTGATAAACGGGATTGAACGCCAGCACGCGCAAGCGGTGGATAAGCTTGAAGTCGGGAGCATTGACATCGCCGAAATAGAAGCCGAACGCATAGCCATCGTTCCACGCTTCGACTACCTTGGTGCATTCGTGGCCTGCTTGATTCCAATTAATGGTATTCACGCTGGTATACTTTTGGCCGTTGCATCCTTCCGTCAGTTCCACTGTGATGTTTGTGCAAGATGCGAGGGGATCCTCCCAGTCAAGGTCTTCGATGGTCGTACACAGCACGATTCGGTCATCGTAAACCGATACGGGCGTAGCATTGACGAAGTTGGAAGAATTGTTATCAAACATCTGCACGTAGTAGGAAGCTATATCTCCGTAATCCTTTACGCTCACAAGGCTGACACAGCCATTAAAATCGCCCGTTTTTACAAGTGTCAAGTCCGTGCCTGATGTCGGCGTGCCGTAATATTGGAAGTTTCCGTTGCCTGATGTCGTGCCGAGTAGAACACCACCAAGATAGACCTGAAGACCGCCTTCTGTACAATTATCAATGGTTAAATTTACTCCGTGATAGTTTCCAGTATTAGCAAATGCGTTTGTATTAACAAGATCCCCACCTTCAACTACCGATGAACAGAATTTACCTTGCCCATCGGCGTAGCTATATGTCCATGATGCTGTACCAAGATATAAATCATCTAACCAGCAGTCTGTTGTTTGTAGAAGTTCAATGTTCTGTATGATTAATTGGTCTGAAGCCGTAGTGGTGATGGCTGTCATGTACCAATAAATATCAAAAGGATCGTTGTTAGCTATGAAATAAAAATCATATGTTCCAGTCTGTGTTACCGTATAAAATTGATTTGCAGCTTCAATCTGCAAAGTCTGCCCACCAGTGAATGTCTGTACATTAAATGTTAGTTTGTAAACCGCCCCTACTACTAATCCAATTAATGTCTGCATTGCATCGCCTCCAGCATTTGCCGTACCATCAAATGTCAATTCATTAGATCCAGTAGTTGACCAGTCACCTGTTACTGTCCATGTTCCAAGCTCATCAGTCCCTAATGGGTCCATCACCATGTCAGGCTCGCAAAGATTATCAGCGCATTCCGTCAGTTTCCACTGCATGCACAGCTGGTCATCCTCCTGCATCAATACAGCATACTGACGAGGGTCGTTATTCAAGCAGGGATATGAACCAATCGGGTCCTGGAATATTATCGGCTGATTAGGTATAAGTTCAACTGGCATTTTGCGATTCTTTATTTGTAGTCAAGACGAACTCGGCCATGCTGTTTGTGTGATTGTACTTCAATTCTTTTATCCAACCATAGCGCAAAGGCTGACCATTCATGTTGAAGCCGATGCGCCCGGTAGGATCATTAAGTATAACATCAAATTCAGATTGTGTCATCGGGTAGCTGAATTTATGAAGCTGTACTTTTAACTGATTAGCGTCAACATTTAAAAACGTACCTCCTGTTAATGATGTGTCAATCACTTGAAAGAATGTTTCAGAAGGATAGGATAAAACAGAATAAAGTATATCACCTGTTATTGGACCGCCTGGACCATTATTACTAAATGGCTCACTTTGTATTCTCATTTTTAAATAATCCCCTGCGGCTAAATTTACATTTTTTGTGACAGACCTCGTTTGCGTTTGATTTAAATAACCTACTCCCCACCATCCTATGCCTGAAAAAAAATAGTTAGGAGTATGTATGTCATAATAAGTTTTTAAATTATTACTCGCATCGTAATGCTCCACTATAAATCGCATAAATATGGCTGGTCTACTAAATCCCCATGTATTACTAAAAAATATACCTACCTGCGCCTTGAATGTTACATTCATAGCCACTGGTGCTACATATCTTGTCGTACCTGTATTGTAATAGTTTCCGTAGTCATATGATTCTAAAGTTAGGAAGTTCTGCCAATCTTCAGGGGTTCCTAAAACAAGGTGCGATTGAACAGCAGCAGGATAGACATATGCCTGCCCCTCGTTGCTATTGATATAATAAGCCGCTATCTGTGATGCTAATTCTTCAACATATCTTTCGCTTGTATTTTCATTATTAAGCAAATAGTTGTAGTGATATCTTGGTGGAGTGACATTTAGAAAGTTATCGTTGGTCGTGCGTCCGTTGAAGTCGTCGGTGTATATACTATTAATTAAGAATATATCGCTATCAAATCCTTGATCACCTGTAGTTACAAGTCGTTCCATAATATTAGACGACATTACCCAATCATTAGTTAAATCCAATGTTTGATCAAGATTACAAGTTTGAAGCAAATGAAATTCCTCATCTTTAAATCCATAAAAATCGATTCCTTCAGGAAAGTTCAATACAGTAGTGTCATCGGTAGGACTTCCAAGTTTGACAATTGCATATAGCTTGTTGGTGTCAAAGCTTGTTTCGATTTCATCAATATTACCTGCGATGAAATTGATGTTATTGCCGTTCAAGTATTCGATGCTTTCAATACGAACTACAGGAGCCGTGTAAGGTTTTTCTATTAATAGAATAATTGGTATGCGCTTGTTGACTTCAGTAAATAATTGAATAAAGCTAAACTGTTTCCATCTTGCTTCATCTGATGTAGGTGTTACACCTCTAAACCGCTCACCAGTAGTAATACAAAGGCCATTCCATTCACCTAATGCACCAAATGTATCGCTTACAAAGCCGATACTATTGTCAGTCATAAAATCAATAAAATACCTAAACGCTTCTTCAATTCTACAAGCAGGTATAGTTTTCCAAAAAGTATTACCAACAACTTGATAAACATCTAAATCATACTGCTGAATAGCAAGTATGGGATCCTTCATTTTGGTGTAAGCCCCCTCCAGCGATGTCTTGATATTCTTGTTGTTGTTAATCTTGCTGAAGAATGAACGGTCATTTACCTTGCACTTGATTGTACAATTACGCTCGTTCACCGTGCAATCGCTGATGAACATGATACCGCTGAAGATCAGCCGCTGGTCATTTGGGCCGCAGTCGCGGTAGATATCCAGCGTCACCTGCGTGCAGAAGCTATCGTTGTTGATCTTATCGATTAGGTAGTCATACCCGTCGGCATCGAACTCAAGGTCATACTCCTGGTAAAGCAGGAACAGATTGAGATTGTTATCCCGCTTAATCGTACTGGCTACCTCCTGCCAGTTGATTGGAGGAGTAACCTGTGCGCCGTCAAGGAAGAATGTCATCATATCACCTGACGCGGGTTGATGCGTTTAGATAGTTCATTGGCCACCGCTGCGCCTATCATCTGTGCGTTGGTGACTTCCACTCCCTTATTCCGGCTCATCGCTCGGCTTAACGCATAGGTGTCAACCGATGCGGTGATTTGCGTATCACGACCTATACTGCCCTTCCCCGCAAGTTTATTCAACACAAAGGCATTCAGTTCAGACGGCTTGATTTGCTTCTTGTAGATAGCCTCCAGCGTCGGGTGATATGCCCTATTCCTATCAGCCGGTATCACCGCCTCGTTCGGGTGAAGGATGGCAAGTGCGCCGCCATCGCTGTCCATCTTGCCGCCTTGGAAGTTCAGCGTACCTTCTTTAAACTTTGGCAGGGGGGTGGCGATGATTTTGGCAAGATTTAAAGCCCCTATTATTGATGCCGTAGCAACTGCAAACGGAACGGCGTTAGGGGGTTGCGTACCTAATGCATTTATAATAGCTAAAGCAGCCTGCGTAGTTGCGTTAAAAATAGCCATTTCTTTGTCCGCCCGCGCTTGCTTTGCTTTAATTCCTTTCAGTTTTTCCTGATATTGTTCTTCAGTAATTAGGCCTTGTTCTTTTTGTTGTTCAAGGTCTGCAATTTCTCGTTCTCTTGCCTGTGCGCTTAATTCGAATATAAAAGCAAATGATTCTTTAGCCAATGTTTGTGCTAATTCAGCACGTTGGCGTGTTTCACGATCAACCTTATCGAATAGTTCTTTATTTAAAGCAGTTGCAGAACCAGTTATTTCAGTGTATTTAGGAGCTGTTTTGTCAAGTTCTGAATTGATTTGTTTGGTCAAATCTAATCTTGCTTGTTCTATCCCCTTTAAAGTTATCGCTTCAACATTTTCTGTCTGCCTTGCAGTTACTTGTTTTTTATTTTGTTGATCCTGAAGTATAGCTAACTGCCTGCGCAGGTTGAATTCTTTATTGACTTCAGCCCTATTTATAATATCAGTAGCTGAAAATTCTTTTAAAGCCTTTGTTCTATCTTGTTCAATCTTTAATAGATTCTTTTGCAAAGGGGTAATTTCACCTTTTAATAAAGCTATCTCAAGTCGTATATCATCAATCCTATCTTTTTGAGCTGATTGAAAATCCCGATATGCATCAATATTTTTCTCAACTGCTTCTGTATTTTCATTTGTCGCCTCTGTAGACTGATCAGTATTATCCCGAAGCAATAAGAACGCTCCTGCCACAGCCCCGATAGCAACCGCTACCGCCGTAAACGGATTTGCTACTAATGCCGCCGTAAATCCCCGCGTTGCCGTAGCTGCGCCAGTAGCTGCAACACCTCCGGCAGTAGTGGCCGTGGTTAGTACGTTCTGTGCCGCCGTAGTCACGCCCAGCACGACCTTGACATCCTGATAGGCTTCCTTCAGCTGTTTGATGCTGGCGATGCCTTGCACGACGTTCAGCGCGCCCTGCAATCGCATAGCTATCTTCTGCACCTCCTCGTTCTCCGCCCCGAACGCCTGGAGCGCACCCGTGGCCACCTGGAATGCGCCGACTACACCTTGGCCGAAATTGACGAACGCTTTCGCCTTGGCTTCAGGATTAAGCAGGTTGACCTGACGGTTAAGATCGGACATCTGATCGGCAAGCTGCCCTGCCCGCGCCCGCGCTGCGTTCGCCTCCGCACTGAACTCTCCGAACTCATCGGATAGCCTTACGACTTCATCCTTGGCTTGCTTTACCTGCGTGCGTAGCGATGTAAACGCCTTCTCGGAATTGCCTGCCTCCGCATTCAGCTTCTTAAACTTCGCCGCATCATCATCCACGACCTTACCCAAGTCCACCAGCTGCTTGGTGGTATCGGTCAGCTCCTTGCTTTCGACATCGAATACTATCTTAACCGTTTCTACCGTGGCCATCAGCCCTGCCCTTTATATCGTTTCAGGTAATTCTTACTGGTCTTGAGCGCACTGCTCCGTTTCTTGCTATGCCTGCCAGGCCGCTTGCGTTTAGGCTTGGGACGGTAGCTGGTCGCTGTCTGCTTACTTGCCTTCGGCTTTGCCATCTAAATAATCCTTAATAAAATCAAAGATAATCTCATCATCTGCACCCCATTGATTAACGATTTCACTTGTTAAATCAATTATTTCAGATTTAATCGGTGTTTTAAAAATAGTGTATGCTTGCGTTCCATCCGAATTTAAAATTGGATTACCAGATATTTCATCAAACCCTAATTTTTCTTCATAAGTACAAATAGTATATTTTATTTGCCCTGGATTATCCATAAAGTCATAGCCATTGAATACTTCTATTCGTAGAAGTTTATCGGCCTTGTATGTACGTTCGTTAGCTTCTAAATGCATCAGTAAATTTCCATAACTATACATAAACCACCTCCGCCATTCCCCCCTGCACCTGAAGTTGTTCCATTAAGCACGCCGCTCCCCCCTCCTCCTCCTGCCCCGTAATTACCTGCCGAACCACCGTTGACTAATGCAGGATATCCGCCAGACCCGGCAGTGCCTATGCCATACGTTGAAGGAATTGTTGAACTTAACATAATAACTTGCGCTTGATTATTTGCACCTGAACCACCATTAGTAGGTCCGGCAACCAATACACCGCTGGAGTAAACACCACCACCTTGACCTGATCCAGTTGAGCTGACATTTGATGTATTTATACCTGAACCACCACTACCTCCTGGGCATCCAATATTATTTAAACCACTTATACCAGCACCTGAATTGGTAACAGTTCCGCCGCCACCAGCGGCACCTGATAAAGCATAAGGTCCATATGCTGGGGTACATGAAGCATTAGATCCGCCTGTAGCTACAGTCATTGATGTTGAATTCTGACCTCCAGGTCCGCCATTACCTCCCTTCGCAATTACTAAAGCACCAAATGAAGTATCAGTACCAGCAGTGCCATTATTACCATTGTTATCATCTACAGTTTGACCGGTACCGCCAGTACCGCCAGTGCCAATAGTTACTGCCACTGTTGATGTCAAATCACTCGCAGCAATAACCCTATAAACTACTGCGCCGCCTGCACCTCCGCCGCCGCCTTGTCTATTTGTGCCAGCTGCGCCCCTTCTTCCTGAACCTCCAGCACCTCCAGCACCTACACATAAAACTATAACACGCTTTAATCCAGCTGGCTTTGTCCATGTTCCATTAGATACAAATTCAGTTAGCTTAATGCTTTCTTGTGATGACTGTGACAGTATAATCCATCCTGTTTCTCTTGACCATTGTAATGAATCTCCAGGCTGAAGCAAATCGCGAGTTAGGATATAATTTGTAGCACTGACATCTTTTTGAATAGTTACTGTTGCTGCTACCGTATCAGCATTATAAACATTTATATGTGTAATTTGCCTGGTGGTGGATGCAGCAGGAGCAGCTATTATATCAACAGCAGTAGTATTATTAGTATTACCTGCACCACCTGACTGTGGTAGTGTCATACCAGTGGAAGTTATGTCTTGATAACTTACATTCCAATTTAGTTGATTTGTAGTTACCGTTCCAGCCAGTAGTATTTCAATTTTATCTGTTGATGCGTTTAGGTACATTAGTATGCAGCTATATATGCCATTGTTTTATTTGCATCAAAGCCACCTCCGCCTGATGAATTTAATGTTGTTCCACTCATAGAAAGACCAGTCCCTAATGTAATTTCTTGAACATCTCCTGCACCAGTATCCCCGCGTCCTAATAATTTTGATGCTGCTGATACATTCTGCATCTTGGCATAACTCACTACATCGTTAGCAATCGTCACCACTCCTGCGCTGTTGGTCACATCACCTGATAGCGTGGTGGCCGTAGGTACTCCCGATGCGTTGCCGATCCATAGATTATTCTGCGCTATGTTCGGGATATCGTTCGTGCGTTGGATGTTGGCCACCGATATGCTACCCGCACCGCCCCCATTGACCTTGCCAACCTTGCCTACATTCTGAATCAAGTTCGTACCGGTAGGCTTCGTCAGCGTAAGCCCTCCGCCAGCCTTGACGTAGATAGTCTGATTAGTCGTTGGTGTAACGCCATCAATCGGATCGGTAGTGATGTTGGTCAGCAGACCTGATACGATGACGTGGCCGAAGGCATTATTAGCCAGGGTTGAATAAATAAGCCCAGTCGCTGGCATCTTTGCGCTGTTCGATGCGTCCGCAGGTGCAATCGTAAGCACGTTGGTCGCGCCTACCGTGCCGGTGATATAGACGGGTGTTCCCTTATTTATGGGCGATCCGCTGGTGTTCTTGACTTCGACCATCACCTGCTCCGCATAGTTGGCGTAGCTTTCAATGATGAAGTCCACGGCCGTCTTCAGATCCGCTGCCGATGCCGTTGATGGATTCGTGCAGTCGGTGTAGTGGATTACGTACTGCTGTCTGAAGCTATTGGTTTCAACCTGCTGGCAGAACAGCAGCAAATAATCACCCTTGACGTATGTCGATGCGTACACCTTCTTGAATAGCAGCGCATCACTGTCGATGGTCAGCTGGAATTCAGTCGAAGAGTAATTGGTAATCGTGTACGTTGGCATTATTCAGCCTTGCTATCCTTGCTTGCTCTTTCAATCAGCAATAGGTATTCCCACAGGGTTAACCGTAGGCAGTTCACGCCGTAGCGTGCGTTGATGTGGATGCGTTGCAGGAATCCGTTCTCGTTCTGCTGCGCCAGCGTCACCGCTGCGCCTGTGTCGAGTGAGTTCCTGCGACTTGGTCCACTATGTTCAAACATATCGCTAAATCTTCCTCTGACAGCGTCGGCAAGGGTAGCATATCCTTTAGACGCGTCACGATAAAAAAATCCGATATATCTGCCGCCTCCTTCCAGCGTTTGATTTTGTCCTT